ATGTACTTAGTTGATTGCATAATAAACAATAAGATACCAAAGAAAGTAAATAAATACTTTTTAGTTAGCCTTGTAAGATTGAGTAATAGTAAGAAATATAAAGAGCAAATACAAAGGAGAATTGATGGGGAGGTAGAGATAAAACATTACCATAATACTCCCAAGCAATTTAGAAAGTAGGTGATTAGATGGCAAGAAAAGCAAAACTAACAGGAGATGAGATTGACCAATTATTCTTAGATTATTGTGCTAATATGACGCATAAGCAATTGTGTGATAAGTGGAATATAAGCAATAGTACATTAAGTAAGTTAATACACAGTGAAGGCTGGGCTGAGAAAAGGAAAGCTACAAAACAACTAGCATTAGATAAGTGCCAAGCAGTGTATGTAGATGCTAATAAAGAATTAGTAGATAGATATTACCAAGCAGGATATAAGCTACTATGTCTATGGGAACAATCAATGGTAGACAATAGTAGCAGCATCCTGGATAAAGAAGGTAAGATATCTCACTTTAAATTAGCTCAAGCAATACAGAATATGGTAGCTATTAAGACATTCTTAGATGAATGTACTGGTACAATACCATTCAAAGAAGCAATGGAATTAAAAATGAAATATGAACAAATGGAACTTAAAAAAGCTATTGCAGGACTTGGTGGTGATGAAAGCGTACAAGATGACTTTGTGGCCATATTAGCAGATTCATTAAAACGTATCAACGAGGGTGATGTAGATGGCGAAGATTAATAAGGTAGTACCATTTGGATGGAAGCCATTCAGTGCAAAACAAATACAAGTATTATCTTGGTGGTTGGATCCACGTTATAAAAGTAATACTGCATTGATATGTGATGGAGCAGTACGTAGTGGTAAGACAGTTTGTATGAGTTTTAGCTATATAAACTGGGCTACCGAGAGATATAACGGAATGAACTTCGCACTATGTGGTAAGACAATAGCATCTTGTAGACGTAACGTTGTACAACCATTAAAACAGATGTTAATGAGTAGAGGCTATATGGTACATGATAATAGAAGTGAAAATCTATTAACTATTAGTAGAACATGGAAAACAAAGAATGGCAATGTAAGGAAAGCAATAAACTACTTTTATATATTTGGTGGGAAGGATGAGAGTTCACAAGACCTTATACAAGGGATAACATTAGCAGGAGTATTCTTTGATGAGGTAGCACTTATGCCACAATCATTTGTCAATCAAGCTACTGCTCGTTGCTCTGTAACTGGAGCTAAGTTCTGGTTTAACTGTAACCCCGATAGTCCTTTCCACTGGTTTAATCAAGAGTGGATTCAAAAGTCCACAGAGAGAAAAGCCTTACATATACACTTCACAATGGAAGATAATCTAAGTCTAAGTCAAGAAGTAATAGAAAGATACAAGTCAATGTATAGTGGAGTATTCTACAAGAGATTTATATTAGGATTATGGGTAATGGCAGATGGAGTTATATATCCAATGTTTGACCCTGATAGACATGCTAAGAAATTAAGCCTTAACTGGACCAGAATATTTATTAGTGCTGACTTCGGTATCCAGAATGCTACAACATTTGGTATATTTGGTTACTATGCTCCTACAAAGAGATATCACCA